CCGCTTTCCAAACACATCAATCGTCACTGTTTTTTCATATCCGTCCGAAGACTCTGACCAGTCCGCATCGAACCAGTCAGTCTTCGTTGTACGAAAAGGAGCTTTCAAAAGATTCAGCTTTTCGCCGTTCATATTTTCATAATACACAATCATACCTGTGGCACTGCTCCTTTCGGTAATGGTCTGTCTATCCGTTTCGTATCCAGGAATACCGGCTTATTACCATTTTCTTTTGCAATCTTCCTCTGGATACGTTCAAATCTGTCGTAATCAAATCCCTGATCCTTAAAGATCGGATTATTCTTTATTCCACCAACCGTTTTATCTGGATTAACGGATGTCGTAAGCTGTACACTTCTCTGCAGGCTCTGGATTGCTTTTTGTACTCCGGCATTCATGGATCCGACCGGAATATTCTTCTCAAATCCGATTCCCATACCAAGAGCCATCATCTTACCAACCTGGTCACGGAATACACGGGATGGTGAATGAATACCAAGTTTTGATTTCACCCAATTGAGTGCATTATCCGCCGCGTTTGTAGCTGCTTCTGCCAGGCTTTTTGCCGCACTTGTTAATCCACTTGCAATTCCCCGGACAATGTTCATACCAACACTGCCCCAGTTTACACTGGTAAATGCATTTTTGATCTGGCTGATCATGGATGGAATCTTACCAAGCAACGCCGGGATTCCCTGTACCAGTCCGACTGCGAGCTGTGTGATGATCTTCACACCAGTTTGTACAATCTTCGGCAAATTCGTAATAATCGTAGATGCCAGCTTGCCGATGATAACCGGTGCTTTCGCTGCCACCTGCGGAATCGCGTTTGCAATTCCCTGTGCCAA